CAAGGTCGGTCGCCCGCTTGTAGGCGGCGATTACACTGTCCTGCTGGGTGACGAGCGCCTGTGAGCGCGTGAGGAGGTCGTTGGTGGCCGCCAGCGCGGTGTCCGTCCGGGCGAGCCCGAGGAAGGCACTGTCGCGCTGCGCGGCGGTGAGCTGGATGATCGTGTCGCGGGCCGCGATCGAGGGCTGGCAGAGCCGCCAGCAGGCCTCATCGGCCTGTACGGCGCTGTCGAGCCCGGCGAGGGTGCCCTGCAGGACTTTGATAGACCGTGAGGCGGTCTGTAATTGTCTCTCGAGGGCCGCATTGGACGATCCGAGCAGGACGTTGCGCTCCTGCTGATCGAGCACGGCCGCGCCGAGCTCTGCGTTCTCCGTCCGGAGGCGCGCGTTCAGCGAGTCCGCATAGGCGACTTGGGCCTCGAAGCGTTGGATCTTTTTCTGGAGTCCGGTGCCGGCCACGACGCCAAGGAGGGCGACGACCAGCATGCCGAGGAAGAAGGAAAGGAGGTCGAAGCGGGGCACGACGGGGCCGCCTTCAGTAAGCGTGGAAGCTCCTAGGTTGACAGATCGGAGTGATCTGCCAACCTAGGGCTTGACAGGTTCAGTCTGCGGCGGCGGTCAGCTGCCGGAACATGTTGAGCACGTCTGAATTCATCCCACCCTGCGTCAGGGCGCTGGTGGCCCAGTCGCTGACGTTCCCGACCCCGCCGGCCATGACGGTCGACGTCCAGCTGGCGTTGGTCTGGGTCTCGGTGGTGCCGAGGGTGTTCGCGATGGTGCCGGGCGCCTTTGCGACGATCTTGAGCGTGGTCGCGGTCTTGTCGGTAGCACCGACTTCCGGGTTGATCGTCATCAGCGTGGCGTACTGTGTGCCGGGCGTGCCGGTCAGGTTGATCGCGTCCTTCAGGTTCTGCAGCGTGGTGGCCGCATCCGCGCCGATCGCGACGTTGCCGTCCGAGTTGGTCAGCGAGGTCTGCGTCGTGTAGGTCTTGCCGCCACAGACGACCGTCTGAGTGTTCGTGAACACCCCGGTGGACGTGAGAACCGATGTGGCCGCAGTGAGGGTAACGAGACTTGCCATGTTGAGCTCCTCGGGGATCGACCCCGTAGCCCGACGCTACCGATGTAGCGCCGGGCGTTGGTCACCTAGGATCAGGTGGTGGTGAGGTCGAAGGCGCCCATCAGGGCCGCCTCGTTGTGGACACGCAGCGTCCACTCGCAGAGAAGCATCCGCTTCTCGGCGTCGCCCGTCTTCGCCAGCTTCACGGTCTTCATCGGCCGCAGGAAGGCGAGGGACAGGAACTTCTTGTCGATGCCGTAGGCATCCCGCTCACGCATCCAGCGGTTGGCCTTGACCTTCAGGACACCGAAGTTGGAGACGTAAACGTCGGCCGCCACGATGATGGCGCTGGGCTTCGGCGTCGAGATGTCGTAGTTCTTGGTCACGATGCCGGTGAAGGCCGAGACCTTGGTCTTGTTGACCGGGCCGCAGTAGAGGGTCATGGCGTCGATGTCGGCGCCCGCCGTCCAGCCCTGCTGCACGATGTCGTTCAGGATCGTGCTCGTGAAGGCGCGCATGTCGCCAGCGGTGGCATCGGTACGAGCCGCTGCCGGGACGCCGTCGGTATAGACCGGGTCGCCGCCGGTGGCGCCGATGCTGGTGTTGGACTTCAGCCACGCGCCGAGGGTCGCCATCTGGCGGGCCACGGTGGTGGAGCCGGCAGCTCCGGCGAGGTTGGCGAAGACGATGGTCTCCATGTCGCGCTTGAGCTCCTTGCCCTTCTTCGCGACCTGATAGGACTCTTCCGAGCCCCGGCCGGCGCGGTCGGTCTGCTCGAGGGAGTCCGAGATGAGGATCAGCTTGCGGCTGATCTGGAGCCGGTTGCCCACCCGGACGGTCGGGGTGAGGGCCGGGAACGAGGCGATGTCATCCGCTTCGATGTGGGCATTCGCCGTGGTGGCTGCGGCGAGCGAATCGGTCTGCCACTCGTGCAGGTGCTGCGAGGCCTTGCCCCGGTTCAAGCCGGAGATGAGGTCGGTGTCGGTCGGGCTGATGGTGAAGATCGTGTCCTGCAGATCTTCCTTGATCCCCACCGAGTCGAACGCGGTGTGGGTCGTGGCGAACTGGGTCATTTGGTGCTCCGGCTGATGTCAGCCGAGTTGGGAGGCGCCGATCCTCAGATCAGCTTCCTCGCGAGAATAAGGTTGGCGACGTCTTCAAGCTCGCCAGTGCGTTCAGCTCTCTTCTGCAGGCGCGCAATCCCGGTAGCCTTGCGGTTCCCGAGAGCGGCTGGGCCGGGCTTGGCGGTCTTGACGACCTCCGCTGCCCGCTTCTGGATGAGGGGCTTCGCCTTTTCACGGGCGTCCCACCTCCGGGCCTTGTCGAGGATCACGAACAGTCGGTGGTCGGTGACTTCCGACAGATCCGCCGCCGTGTAGCCGTACTTCTCTTCGGCGTACTCGACGAGTTTCTGGGCGCCCGCCTGCGCGACCGTGGGGTCGCTCCATTCGGGGATCGCGGTGTAGAGCTTCGCGCTCTCGTCCGCCACCTGCTGCGCCTTCACACGCGCTGCGTGCTCCTGCTGGAGCCGCGTCACCTGCTGCCGCTCGGCCTGTACTCCGGCCAGCCGCGTCTGGTGCCGCTCGAGCTCCGCCCGCTTCACCGTGTACTCGATGGGGTTCTCCTGAAGGAGCTTGTCCCAGTCGGGTTCCACCGGCGCCAGTGAATCGAGAGCGGCCTCCAGCTGGCCGAGCATCTCGCTGTACCGCGCCCGCTCCGCTTGGGTCGCGTGATACTCGCCGTCCAGATACTTTTCCTTTTCGGCGACTTTCTGCGACTTCTGCGTCAAGTGCTTGTCGAAGGAGTAGCTCTTCTTGAGCTCGTCGAGGGTCACCTTCACCGGCTTGCCATCGACCTTGACCTCGTAGAGGGGGTCGGGCTCCGTCTCGGGCTCCTCGTCTTCCTCAGTCTCTGCGTCCTCTTCGGCCGCACCGTCCTCGGTCTCGCCCTCGGTCTCGTCGGGCTCATCACCCTCATCGGAGACTTCCGGTTCCTCCTCGGCCGAATCCGTTTCGGGATCCGGGGTCTCGGCTGCCTTCTTGGGTGCCCTCTTCGGGTTCAGAATGCCGCCGATCTTTCCTACGACATCGAGCTCGGAGAGCTCGCCTCCCGAGAGATCGGGTTGGGTGAACTCACCTTCATTGCCATCCAGCATGATAAATCTCCTTGGCTCGTGCTGCTAGTGACTTACTTGCCACTCCGGGCATTCCGGTTGGTGGCACCCCCGTCCCGGCGGGCATTGGCCTCCTGATTTTTCGAGGCCAGCTTGCCGTTCTGCTTCACGGCATTCAGGGCGAGTAGCACGTCTCCCAGAACTTGAATCCGGGCCCAGTACATCTCCCGCTCCTCGGCGGACGCTTTCGGGGATTTCCACAGCGCGGTGTAGGTGTCCTCCACCCGGCGAAGGGCCTTGGTGAAGACGGGGCTCCGGAAAAGGCGGTCTGCTTCTTCGCCTTCGGCGATTGCGTCAACCAGTCCTTCTTCCTCGTTGTCCGGCACTTGGTGCTCCTTGGTGCGAGTCAGATCCTAGGCTGCGCCTTCCATGAGGATCAGGGTGAGGGCGTCGAGGTCGTCCTCGGCGCTCCACGGGATCTTGGTAATCGACGCAGATCCCTTTGCTGTCGGTCTCCGGAGCGACACCCAGCCGTGGCCTTCCCACACAACCGGCGGGGGCGGCGGAGGCGGCGGGGCCTCGGGTTCCGGTGGGGGCGGCGGAGCCGCGCCCCAGTCCAGCGGTACAGCGGCGAAAGTTTCGCCCGTTCCGGCGGCGATCGGGCGCCCGTAGCGCACCTTGCCGCGTCCCCGGTTCGCCATCGCATCGCGAATGCGCTCGAGGTCGCGGTCGGGGATGTAGAAGCCGCCCCCACCCCTCGCCGGCTCCTCCGGAACCTCGCCGGGGAGGCTCGTCCCCGTGCCGGCCGCGATGAAGGCGCCGTAGGTGACCGCGCCGTTGCCCGTCGAAGCGGGCGAGCCCGCGATACTCGTCCCGGTGCCTGCGGCGGTGTACTGCCCGTAGGTGACCGCTCCAGCTCCGGTGACGAGGCTGAAGCCCGTGCCCGCAGCGGTGTACTGCCCGTAGGTGACCGCTCCAGCTCCGGTGACGAGGCTGAAGCCCGTGCCGGCCGCCGTGTAGGTGCCGTAGGTGACCGCGCCGGTGCCGGTGACCAGACTGAATCCGGTGCCGGCCGCCGTGTACTGCCCGTAGGTGACCGCGCCGGTGCCGGTGCTCGCCGGCGCAGTGCCCGAGGCATCCGCCGCCAGCTCGCGATCGAACGCGCCGCCTGCGGTAGTCTCCGGGTCAAACGCACCGAGGGCCGAGGCCTGCCGGTCGAAGTACCCGGAGCTCCAGCTCATCGACTACTCGACGCCGAGCGTCTGCAGCGTCTTCTTCAGCTCCTCGACGGTCGTGCAGGCCTTCACCGGCTCGGTCAGGTTCGCCAGCGCGTCGGCCTCGGCGTCCAGCCTCGCCGCCAGCGCCTTGTCGCCTGTACGCCCGGCCGCCATCCGCTTCGCGTCCAGCGCAGCGAAGCGCGGCTCGCGGTGGACACGCACCTTCGCCAGCGCGATCTCCTTCGAGTGGATCGGGCAGTGCGAGAAGGCCTTCCCGTCGTAACGGAGCGCGTTACGAAACGTGCGATCCGCCGGGACGTCCGCCGGGCTGACCGGCGCCCATCGCCGCACCGGCACCTTGTCGGCGTCGAACGCCGAGCGGCGGATGTTGTCCTCGATGAAGGCGCTGTCGATAGGCTCCTCCCGAACGAGGTGCATGACGCCGCAGGTGCCGTCGGCGAAGGTCAGGGCGACGTGTGCGCTGTTCATGTTATTGGTCTCCCAAGGTTGCCACATACCACGTCAGCGGGTCGGCGGCGTTGCTGGTGGTCGCCACCTGATCCCAGCACTCGGCTTGACAGGAGCCGGTGCCGGGCGAGGCGTTGCGGACGTTCGTGTTCCGGATGTTCGCCACCGTGTAAGCGGTCGAGGCGCGCTCCGCGCTGACAAAGATGGCGTAGTTGACCGCCGAGAAGGCGGTGGAGAAGGTGACGGTCATAATGCCGAGGGCGGCATCGGTGACGCTCGTCACGCCGAACTGGTGCGCCATCGTCGGCGCGCCGGCCGAGACCGTGGCCCGCACCCACGCCTTGACCACGCCGGGGTGGTTCTTCACCCGCGAGGGCACCACCGCGAGGACGGCGCTCGAGGCGGCCTCCATCTCGGCCTGCGTGGCGTACCGCACCTTGCCCTCGACCGTGTCCGAGGCAGCGAGGAGCGACGCGCCGTAGACGCCGCCGTTGGCGTCGTAGTGGAACCAGACGCCCTCGTTGCAGACCAGCTCCTCGCCGGCGAGCAGCGTGGCGGCGAACAGCTCGGTATCCGTCGCGCTCCGGTCGAGGACGACCTTGATCGTCTCCGTCACCGAGGCGTGCTTGTTCCGGATCACGATCTTCTTCACGTTCCGGATGCCCGCGCCCGGCGCGGCGCAGAGGTCGGTCGTCGTCGCGGTCGTGATCGCGTTGACCAGCGTCGTGGCCGGATCGAAAGTCGAGGTCGAGCTCAGGGTGCCCGAGTTCGAGGTCAGGAAGGTCGTCATCGTGTCGATGGAGGCCCCGCCCGTCCCCGTCACCACCTGTAGCTTGTCGGTGGTCGTCAGGTTAATCATGCCACATACCTCCGCAGTTGAGCGGGAATGCCGTTTTGGTCGCCGGTCGCCTGCCCGGCCGGGAGGGTGAAGGTCGGGTCGGGCGGCAAAAACACCATCGTCATCGCAGCCCAATTACACGAGGCCGACGGCGTCCACGAGATGTCCTCCGCCGCAGCGGTCGGCTGGATGCGGTACGCCGACCCGAGCGGAATCATGCTGATGTCGTACTCCAACGCCGTAGCGGGGCTGTCTGCCGTCGCGCCGCCGTCGTCGTCCTGAAGGAAGCCGAGAAGCAGCGCACCGTTGCGGGACGGAGTCACGTTCCCCGAGGCGATGGCTGCCCCCGTCCCCTGCGCGGCGTTCCGCGAGTGGTACGGCGCTGCGGTGTCTGCGCCAGACCACGCGGAGACCTGAATCGAGCGCACCTCCACCGTGGCGCTGAACGTGCCCGTTATGTCGCGCGTCCCCCCATCCGAATTGGGGAGATACCACACCTCCATCTTCTGCGAGGCGAGAGTGTGAGTGAATGTCGTGCCCGCCTTGGTAAATTCGTTCGCTAGGTCATCCTGCACCGAATCCAACGTCACCCCCGCGTCGTCGTAGGTGATGAGCGCGATGACTAGGTTCCCCACCGCCCCCGTCGCCACTGTCGTCAACGCAATCGTGGTCGAGGTGCCGATGGCGGCGAACACCTCCGAGGCGGCGTTGGCGATAGCCACGGCTTACGCCGGCATCGTGAGGGTGAACGTCGAGAGGCGGATCAGCTCGCCCGCCGTGAAGGTCTCGGTCGTCCAGTCCAGATCAGCCGGGCTCGCGATGTCGAGGACGCGGGTCGTGCCGTCCGTCTTCGTGAAGCTCGCCCATGTGGTCGTGCCGCTGGCGTCCGCCGAGGAGTCATCGGCCGAGGCCGAGAGCGCGATCACCCGCGAGGCCGCCGTCCCGAAGGGGTTGGTCGGCAGGATGATGTCGGCCAGCAGCGTGTTGCCCGAGAGGGCGGTGTCCGCCGTCGCCGGCTGGGTGCCGTTGTAGGCGCGCAGCCTTGGGTTGGCGCCCAGCTCGGTGTTCAGCGTGTCCAGCATCCGGTTCAGCGCCAAGACGCTCAGATGTGCAGCCATTATTCACTCCCTCCAGTGGTCTCTACCGTGGCTCCTGTGGGGCGGCCGGTTGCCGCATCCCGACTCAACGTGATCTTCCGCTTCGTCCCCGTCACAACCTTCGCTTCCGCGCCCTTGTCCGCCGCATAGCGTTTGGCCTCTGCGTCGATGTGCGCCTTTTCGCGGTGGGCGTCCGTTTCGGCCACCAACCGGCGTTCCTCGAACTCCTGCTTGATCCGGGCCATTTCGACGTCCGCCGCGAAGCGGGCCTCGATTTCGGCCTTCTTGAGCTCGAAGTCGAGGATCATTTTCTGCCGCTCGAGCGCCAATTTCTCCTGATCGAGCGCGTCGGCGTTCGCCAGCTCCCGCTCGCGCATCTGGGCATCGAGCTTTTTCGCCTCGAGGTCGATCTGCTTGAGCTGGAGCGCGCTTTGGCTCTTCATGGCCGTGATCTCCTTCTGCGCGTCGGCCAGCTTGTCCTCGGGCGTCTTCTTGCCGTCCGGATTGGCCTGCTCTTCCTCGAGCTGCGCCTTCTGGATGGCCTCGTCGTCCACTTCCTTCCAGAACTGCTCCGCATCGGGGTAGCCGGCGAGATTCGCGAGCTTCGCCAGCGTGTTCCGGATCCGGGCCGGCGAGGTCAGCGGGTTGTTGGGGCCATATTGGGCCGTGGCCTCGGACTGCTGGGCCAAGATCTCCATCAGGGCGCCCTTCCGCTCCTCCACCAGCCCCGTCCCGAGGCCCACGGCCACCTCGAAGTCGAGCTCGGTGTCCCAATTCTTCGGATCGACCGCGACCCACTTCCCGCGCAGCTTCAGCATCCGCGCCTTCTGCTGGTGCCGGCGCGCGATGGCGATGATGAGCTTGAAGAGCTCCTTCTGCGAATCGGCGAAGATGCGGGCCAGCAGCTCAGCGCGCTGATGCGCGGCGGTGAGCGTGCCGGAGACCGCCAGCTTCGTCGAGGACTGCAGCGAGTCCGCATTGAGCCCCTGCGCGCCCTTGGTGCGGCCCGTGCGGTTCTCCGCGATGCTGTCCTCGTACTCGAGCATCGGGAAGGCGTCCGCGCCGACGAAGCGGTGGTCTTCCATCCGGGTCGCGTTCATCACGCGCTCGCGGATGATGGCCCCGATCTCGGTGTTCAGGACGTCGTCCAGCTCCACCGCGCCGTCCAAGATGACCCGGCGGGGGTTGAGCACCAGCGCGAGCGAATCGAGCATGCCGCGCCGGATCGCGCTCTTGACCTCCTGCGTGTCCTTGAGCAGATCGGCCCAGCTCTGACCCAGAATGGTGTGGGGCTCGGGCAGCGGTACGAAGTCGGCAAACGGTCGTTCAGCGGCTGGCTCAATGTTGAGCACCTTGAAGTTTCCGCCGACCGTGCAGACTTTGTAGAGATCCGCCCGACCCTTTCCATCCAAATCCAAGAGCATAAACAGCTCGGAGTACAGAATCCGGCGCAGCGCGAACTGGCTGGTGTCGCTGTCGCTCGAGAAAGCGCCCGGATTGCGCGCCTGCTCGATCGTGTCGTCCATGTCGTCGTCGCCGATGCTCCCCTCGAGCTGCTCCGCCGTGTAGCCGAGCGCGATGACGTCGGTGACGCGCATTTCCTTGCAATGCCCGAACAGGAGCGCCGACTCCTTGCTCCGCGCCGAGCGGTTGAAGATGATTTCCTCGGGCGGGCAGGCCTCGACGCGAATCCGGCCGTCCGGGGTGATCCGGGTGACCATCGCGGAGTAGATCGGCTCCTCGGGGGAGGAGGCCGCGTCCTGCCGGACATCCGCCAGCTCGACCATGGGGTCGTCTTCGAGCCCCAAGAGGTCTTCGGCGGAGAGCCCGCTGTACTGCTCGGTCGTGACCCGCTGCTCCTCGTCCCACCACACCTTCACGACGCCATACCCCTCGCGGAGCCCATTCAGGAGCCAGTCGTGCGTGATCCGGAACCCGTCGTTGTCGCTGAAGAAGACCTGCCGCGCGAACGCGGTCTGCTGCTCGGCGGAGTCGGTGTCCTCGGCGTTCCTCGGCCGGGCCTCGATCGCCTGCTCGCTGCCGGTGAACGTCCGCATCAGGCCCGGCATGCAGGCTTGGATCCCGTCACGCACGTCGGTCGAGACGACCCGCGAGCGGCCCGGCTCTTCGTTGCCGAAGGGGCGCCCGAAGTAGTAGTCGATCGCGTCGGCCCGCTTCTGGTTGACCTCTTCCTCGATGAAGCTCCGCGCCTCGTCCGCCATCGACGCGACCAGCGACTGCACATCCTCCGCCGACGGGGGCTCGGGCGTCACAATCCCCGTCGCATGGCGATCCGGGTGGTAGGTGCCGATCATCGAGTCCCCTCCAAGGTGAACTGCGCGCGAAGCTCAAGTACAGGATACGCGGAAAGCTACGCTTCAGTGACCGCCAACACTATTGACTACCAAGTCAACGACGGTGGAGACAGCGCCGAGTCCTGCAGCAGGCGGTAGCTCCGCACGTCCTCGATCCAATTCGTGAACTGGATCTCGAGCACCTCGACGCCGTACTCGCGCACGCGCCCGTTGAGCTCGTGGGTGACCTCCGCAAGCCAGTTTTTCCGCTTCTTCACCGTCGCGAGCCGATCCGGAGCGCACTCCGCGAGCGCCTCCGCCATCGTCGCCGCGATTTCCTCCGCCGTCGTCTCCTGATAGGCCTGCACGTTGATTTCGGCCTGCTTGACGTCGATCACCCGCACCCTCGCACTTACGGAAAAGGCTAAGAGCTTCCCGCTCTGGAGCTTTACGGAAAGGAGTGGGGAGGTGATCCGCGATTCGGCGATGGAGAGCGCCTTGACGTCGGTGAAATAGGGCACGACCGGGTAAATCCCCGGCCCGAGCCCCCGCTGGGGGCGCGAGAAGACGAGGTAGTAGCCCCGCTCCCACGGCTCGACGACGCGAAACGGCCAGAGCTGCACCGCGTAGTCGAGGAGGCGCCCGAAGAACTCCATCTCACACGATCCCGCGCAGGTTGCGCCGGATGGATCGCTTCACGTTGGCGCTCCGGCCGTGGATGCCCACCCCGGCGTCGCCGGCGAAGGTCAGCATGAAGGCGTCGGCCACGTCTGGGGACATACGCCCCTGCGTCCGTTTCCGTACCGCCTTCTTGCTTTCCAACGCCAGCTTCCCCGAGGAGGCAAAGTCGTAGCTGGGCGCGCAGAGCTCGTCGATCAGATCCTTGTGGTTCGGGATCTTGCAGTCCCGGCGCGTGAACCACGTCTTCCCGCGATCCCAGAGCTCGGTCTTCAGGTTGGCGTAGGCCCCACTCAGGCTGGCCGTCTCGCTCACGTTGATGCCGCGCACCGGCAGCTTCAGCTCCCGCAGGCGATCCACGACGCCGGCGCCGATGCCGATGACGTCCACGTTGATCTCGGTCGGCTGCAGGTAGGCCGGCAGCTCGTTGTAGAGCGCCGCGACCCGGCCGACGACCTGCATGGTGTCGAGCCCACCCCAGAGGTAGATCCCGCCGTCCTCGATCACGTTGCCGGTGCGCATGACCAGCGCCGACTTGTCGCGCCCGAAGCGCGCGCAGTCCACGCCCCACGCCCGGATCGGCACCGGCACCAGCTCGACGTCGCGGGTGACCGCCGACTCGACGATGTCGCGGCTCAGGAAGGCCTCGTCGTCCTGCAGCGGGAACTGCCCGAGAATGCGGACGCGGAAGGCGTTCGAGTCCTCCCCGTACTTGTCGGCCATGTCGCGGATCCACGTCGGCGAGACGCGGGGCGAGTAGCGGCAGTCGAGGTGGAGCCGGATCCAGCGGTGCGCGGTGTCCGGATTCTTGTGGCTCTCGGCGAACTCACCGCTCGAGCGCACCGGGTTGCCGGTGACGAACATGAGCGCGTGGTAGTCCGACATCGAGCCCGAGGCACCCTCGTAGACCGGATCCGGCACGCCCGAGCCCTCGTCGATCACCAGCAGGACGTGCTGGGAGTGAATGCCGGCCAGCGATTCGGTGTTTTCCTTGCTCGAGGTCTGGAACGCGATGTAGCTCTCGTCCGGGTTGGACTTGAGGGTGATCCGCTCCGTCGTGATGTTGAACAGCTCCTGCACCGGGCCCGGCAGCTTCTTCATCCAGCCCTTGACCTCGGCGGCGAGGGCGTTGAAGAGCTGCTTCTCGGTCGCCGAGGTGCAGACGCACCGCTGCGGGAAGAACATGCAGGCGTGGTGGATGATGATGATCGCCAGCGCCGTGGTCTTGCCGACGCCGTGGCCGGAGACCGCCGAGATCTGGCGGACGATGTTGTCCAGCGCCTCCTGATTCGGGGCCGAGCCGTCGGTCGGGATCACGTCGCGGAGCGCGTGGAGCCGGCCCTCGTAGGTGCGGAGGATGTCGCCCTGCCCGTCGCTCTCCTCAGGGTCGAGGCTCTCGTCGGCGGTGAAGCCGAGCACCTCCTCGGCGAAGAGGATCGGGGCGTACTTGTACTTATCCACCCACTCCACGAACGGGTTGCCGTCGAGCTCGGGGCCGGTCGGCGCCGTCACGAGCCCATCTCGTGGCCGTCGATGTAGTAGGCCCTCACGCAGCCGGTGGCGAGCTCGGCGGGGGAGGGCTCATGCCGGGGCCCGAAGGCGTTGAGCCGGCAGTCGGTGCAGTAGGGGCTGTCATCCTCCGCCTGTGCTGTCTCGCAGATCGGACAGGTGCGGGTATCCTCGGGCATGCGGTCTCCTTGGGGCCGAACGTGGCGGCCCAGCGTTGCTCGAGCTCCTCGTGGGAGACCGAGAGTGGTCGTGGAGTATCGCCCTTGCCAGCGGCCATGGGTAGCTACCTCACTGGTCAAGCGGCCAACGAACCGGCCACCGCTAATAAAAAATTGAGGCCATCCCTTTACTACCGGCCAACTTGGGTAAAAATAAAAACGGACACGCTCATACCCACCTTTGCATGGGCGCCGGGTCGAGGGGCCCCAGACGGGGGGGGGATGTAACGATCAGGTCACATTCCACCTGCCCACCCGAGCGTGGCACGGGGCTTGCAGTACGAGGCTAAGTGCATGGTACTACATCACTTACACATTCATGTTCCAATGTGTTACGCACTTAACATAATCCTACTTATACGCACCTGATACCACGCGCATCCTCGTAACTCCTTACATCTCTTACACTTACGCCCTTGTATGTCCGAGGTACTATGTTGCTCGATTGCGGGGAGAGGCGACAGTGTCGTGTGTCGAACTGACACATCTGTCCTCTTTCGAGGACACATGTGAGTGACTACTCGCGTGCGCGATCCTCCTCCCCCTCACCCTCTTCTGTCGGTCTGGCAGGCAGTGTGTTACCCCTGCTTGGCCTGCCAGTACAGGTAGCCACCGAGCACGAACGTCAGGAGGCAGACTGCCTTCAGCACTGGGGGGCCAGCGAAGACACCGACCAGCAGCAGCGTGCCTGCCACGATCGCGCCCATCGTCTCGAGGTTCGCGGCTGCGCCCTTGTTATCCATTGTGTCCATCCTCCTCTTCGATCGTGAAGTCAGCGTCAGCTGACTGATCCTCGGCCGCGCCTGCGGCGAGGGCGGGTGCGACAGCGCGACCGGGAAGGACGCGCGGTGTGCGACTGACAGCGATGAGGTGCAGCGACTGGACATCGAGCTGGCCGCTGACCTGCACGTTCTTCCGCTCACCCCACGTCTCACCGTCATCGGCGCGCGCGAGGTGCAGCCGCATGTCGGCGCGCAGCTTCTGCAGTCCGGCCATGCGTGGGTCTTGCTCGTTGTTGGCGTCCTCGAGCGCGATCTCGACATGGGCTCGAGCGCCAGCCTGTCGCGCCGAGCGCAGCAGCTGACGATTCTCCTCGAGGTAGAGGAAGTCGGTAAGCGCGGCGTAGCTGACCTCGTGCTTCTCGGCGATAGCGCGATAGAGCAGGCCGCTGCTCACGTCCTCGAGGATCGCCTCGATGCCGATCTCCTTGAGACGATCGACATGCCGCGCGCGTTTGATGGGGCTACCAGCCACGGAGAGATCTCATGCTCGCAATCTAGCAACGTACCAACAGGGCAACCATTCACTCATGTGTCACCCCGTGGTCGGCTCACGCATGTCTCGTGGTCGGCGCACGCATGTCTCGTGGTCGGCGCACGCGTGTCTCGTGGTGGGAGGATCGACACGTCCGGGCGATGTGTCGATCACCGCCTGACACCAATGACTGACTGACAGTCCGCACGCGCCCCATTCTGGTATAGACAGCATTTCACCCCCTCTTTCAATCCGAAGGATAGTTTCCAGAAAGTGGTGTCAGACTGTCAGACTGTCATAGGTACTGTATTCCCAACGAGTTACGGGATGACACATCCTGACAGTCTGACACGTCCGGCGCGCCGCTCGACCCTCGCCGGAAACTGGGGGTTGACACACTTGCCCCTACCCATTACCATTGAGTCAACACCCACGGCGCACGGCGCCCCCACGAAAGGCTCGACAATGATCGCCATCGACCGCATCCCCGGCTGGACGTTGACGGACGAAGTGAAGGCCCTCACCGCCAAGGGCTGGAGCAACTTCGCCGCTGTCGAGTATGTCCAGAACGCCCTCGACATCCGCCGCGCCGCCCTGCAGCTGTCCACCGACACCTTCGCCTGCGGCTTCAAGGCCCCCGAGCGCCTGCTGGTCGAGATCACCGAGAAGGCCGCGCGCAACGTCACCCTCGATGCGCGCTACGCGAAGGGGGCCTGAGCCATGACCGACATGCTGCTCGCCCTCGCCGCCCTCCGCGAAAAGTTACGCGATGCCGAGCGCGAGCTTGCCATCGCCGGGGTGCGTGGCTCGCCGCCGCCGTGGGGG